TAAGATGCAGTACTTATGTCCCAAGCGGTGCTTAAGTCATACTCGTTTACATCGTCACCAGTATAACCAGTAATATACATCTTGGTGCCATCTGGTTTAAAGAAGATGTCTGTTGGGTTGAATTCCTGAAAACCAACGTAAAAGTTCTGAAGATAAGATGAAGTGCTTACGTCCCAAGCAGTGCTTAAGTCATACTCGTTAACATCATCACCAGCTCTTCCAATGACATACATCTTGGTTCCGTCGGGCTTGAAGAAGATGCCTTGTGGGTTGTTTTCCTGAGCAGCAACGCTAAATCTCTGAAGATAAGATGCAGTACTTATGTCCCAAGCGGTGCTTAAGTCATATTCGTTTACATCGTCGCCACCACTACCAATAATATACATCTTGGTGCCATCTGATTTGAAGAAGAACCCAGATGGGGAGGCTTCCTGAGCACTAACGCTAAAGTATTCTGTCGTAGGTATAACCCAAACAGCCGTAGACACGTCCCAAGCAGTGCTCAGAGTATATCCTTTTACTTTGTCAACACCATAACCAATAATATACATCTTAGTGCCGTCGGGCTTGAAGAAGACCCCAGATGGGGCGGCTTCCTGAGGTCTAACGCTAAAGTTCTGAAGATAAGATGCAGTACTTATGTCCCAAGCAGTGCTTAAATCGTATTCGTTTACATCGTCGCCACCAGTGCCAATAATATACATCTTGGTGCCATCTGATTTGAAGAAGAACCCAGATGAGGAGCCTTCCTGAAAACCAACGTAAAAGTTCTGAAGATAAGATGCAGTAGTTATGTCCCAAGCGGTGCTTAAATCGTATTCATTTACATTGTCACCACTATTTCCAATGACATACATCTTGGTCCCATCTGGTTTGAAGGAGATGTCTTGTGGGGATAGTTCCTGAAAACCAACGTAAGAGTTCTGAAGATAAGATGAAGTGCTTACGTCCCAAGCAGTGCTTAAGTCATACTCGTTTACATCATCACCACTATTTCCCATGACATACATCTTGGTCCCATCTGGTTTGAAGAATAAGCCTGTTGGGCTGGTATCCTGAGGTCTAACGCTAAAGTTCTGAAGATAAGATGCAGTAGTTATGTCCCAAGCAGTGCTTAAATCGTATTCATTTACATTGTCACCAGTATTTCCAATGACATACATCTTGGTCCCATCTGGTTTGAAGGAGATGCCTTGTGGGGTGACTTCCTGAGCAGCAACAGAAAACTCGTCAAATGGCGGCGACCCATTGTACACGGCGTTGGATACGTCCCACGGTGTAGAAGCTGGCGCTGCGCTCTTAGTAACGCCCATCAGTTTACGGGCAATCCCGCTCATGCCATTGCCCCACCAGCGAGGAAGCCGTAGTAAATCGTGCCGCCGTCCTGCGTGTAGAACACAAAAACGCTAGTAGAACCACTAGCAGGGGCTGTAGGAGCCGTGCCAGAAGGCCAGTCAACCGAGGCAGGCCAAGTCAGAGTTACCGTAGCAGAGGGCGTCACCTTGAGTGTGAACCCATATGCAGTGCCTGTAGTGGGCGGGTTGCTGAACACATAGGTTGCATTGGCAGCGGGCGCATCTGAGAACACGTTGCCCGAAGCCAGATCAAGCGTGCTGGATGTAATCGTGCCTACTGTTTCCTCTCGAAAGTCAGCATCAGTGGCCGACACATACACCACCGCACTGCCAGTCAGGTTCAGGGCAGCATCAGCATTGGAACTCTCAGCGACAGTCCGTGAAAGAGTCGTGCCAGATGCAGTATAGGTGCCTGTGCCTATTTCCCAGTCAGTGCCATCCTCGATGACGTAGCGCACCACATCAGTGTCAACCACGCCAGCATCAGCGAACGATTGGTAGCCGCTCTCAGCAGACCCGAGTGTAATAGTACCCGTGCCAGTTGTGGCAGTTGTCATCTTAGCTCTGTTGACTAATATAGGCATAGTATGTGCTTGTTATCCAATCCGTACGACAGCGTTAGTTGCGTCGTTAGCTGGGAAGACAATTGTGAAATCGCCTGCCGTAGCTGTAATGGTGCCGCCAAAGTCAAACACTGCAATTGCAGCATTAGCATTAGCAGTATTGTAAATCATGCATCCTGTGGCAGAGATAGTAGCTGTGCTAAACACCTCATCCGCAAAGTCTACATACGCCGTAGTACCACTCTCCGTAATGGTCGGGCTGTCTAGTACAGCACCGCCAGCGGTGTAGCCTGTGCCACTAACCTCATCTGAGTTGTCAGTGATGTTAGAGTAGTTAGTTGATGCAGCACCATAAGTGCCTGCTGGACTTACTTTAATCAGTGCAACTTTCAAAGAGTCCGTATCGAGATCATGAAGACCTCCCAACAACTCTGTTTTGAAAGATGTACACATAGCTGTAGTAATAGCCATTTTATATCCCTTCTAGTAGTGTATAACTACCACTTAACTTTATCTGCCCAATACGCTGGGCTCATAGGCCCTCTTTGAATGTTCTTAGCATGTCTAGCTTTGAAAGACTTACGTCTTTTTGTGCTAGCTGTAGACTCATTGCTTTTTTTAGGAGAGCCTTTAACGCCTTGTTGCCCAAATCTAATAAGCTTCTCTTTACCTTTAGCACAAGCTTTTACTACATGTGACTTCTTAGGGTGTGAAGGCGTCCTTTTAGGACTATTGCATTTCATTTTAGCTTTAGATGTTACTTTGGGCACTGGTTACACCTCTTGTAAAAGAAAAGAGGGCGCTAGCTCCCACTATGCAGTTACTAGCGCCCTCAGTTAGATACCCCAACTTAAAGCTTAAGCCAGAGTGTCGCGATCTACTTCGTCAGCAGTCAGTACACTGCCGAAAGCATCGACATCCATACAGATAGCAAACAGGCGGACCTTACCGCCAGTCGTAGTACCAGTCATAGCCTGAATCTCAATGTCAAGCGTATCAGCAGTACCACCTACTAGCACGGGCGTCTGAGTAGGTTTAAATGCATAATCCCCTACAGAAGCACCATCGAAGTCGTAACCGTCTACGAAGTTATCAAGATCACCGCCAGTAATACCAAAATCAAAGTCAGTATCAGTGGAGGTGCCAGTGTGAGCTTCGATGACCTCCCAACCAGCAGCCAAAATTAGAGTATTGGCTGGGATCGTTAGACCCGGAATGACATCGTTGGCTGCGAGAGCCGAGCCTTTATCGGTTACGGCTTGAGCAAAGTCAAGCACATACTCGATCATGTAAGGCTGTCGCCCTCGGGCAGTAGCGCCGTGAGCTACGGAAGTTGTGTTATCGCCTAAAGCCATTATTCAATACTCCCTTTATACCAAATTAACTTTGGCGTTCACAAGAGCCTCTGGACGGAGAATCTTTGTGCCATACAGATGCATACCCCGAACGACATCGGCGAAACTGTCAGTGTCGCGATACGATTCGGTTTTGTTGATCTGCTCAGCGGTAGCGATTGCCGAACTATGACCTGCAACAATTAGGCCGTAGTTACTAGCGTTCGTGCCGCCCGTTGTGGCTGGGCCCGTTCCAATAACCGGAAGGTTGTTAGAGCAGTACACCTTAAAGCCGTGAAGGTCACTTAGAATAAGACCGTTCTTAAGGGCGCTGTTAGCACCGGCGAAGTCGGAATTAAACAAGCGAGAGTCTTCGTCCTGAAGAATCTCTTTGCAGACTGGATCAAGAATAAGCCAACGAGCTTCCATCGGAACATTCTGCTGGTTGAGTAGACGCGCCATACGAGCAATTACTTGCAAGACATAGGCGTTACCAGAGCCCGGAACAGTAGAAGTTGCACCCGGAGCACGAGCTTGAATGCCAATAGAATTACCAGCCGAACCACCGAAGTCGTCAGCCTCTAGTTTCATGCTCGAAAGCAATTCATCCGTGCCAGCAGTACTAACTGCAACTGAGCCGTTAACAGTAGTATTAACAGTGTCACCAACAGTGTGATTAGCACTCTGCTTGTAGCCGCACATGTAAGCTAGAACGTCTTGATCATAATTGTCAGCAAGACGATAAGCTGCGCGGTTACTGGCAAGAGAGCCAAAGTTTACGTGCGAATGAGCCTCTTCGATGTCATCAACTTTAAAGGCGAAATAGTTCGACTTGTTGATGGTCAAAGAGAAGTCCTCGTCGTCGAGGTCTTGAGCTTGAATGACCGAACCACGAGTGTAAGGCCTAACCGTGATTTCCGGCTCTTTAATGATCTTTACAGTGTCACCGAAGTTTGCGATTTCACCGAAATAGTCGGAGTTCGTGATATCCTGTGTAGTAGACTTCTTGCGGAAGGCAAGCTGCACCTGTTTGGAAT